GAAACTACATCGTCCGCTCCCGCCGCTGTCGCGGCCACATTGTCTGTCGCCATAGGATAAAACCCCTAAGAGGTGCGCCAAACGTCTGGGGGGAACCGGGACGTTAGAACCGGAGTGAAGCGCGATACGCCTCTCTATCCTCACACATAGCACACAATGTGTGCGGTGTCAATACATGAGCGTGGAGCGGGGAGCTGGGAGCCAGAGGGGGGAAAGTATCGTTGTGCGATACTTCGCTTATGTCTCGGGGCGACACTTGGATAGAATCGCATACACTTGTTCACAAGTGATTGCACTTTCTGTCACCTTTTGTGGGGTCATTTTGTGACAAAGCGTAGGACGTTGTGCGCAAAGTTATGCGGTTTGCGGCAACCTGTAAGAAATACTTGTGAGTTGCCGAGCGGGCGGCTAGGGCCAGCCGCCCCTACCGGACCTTCGCCGCTTCGGCCCTAGTCGCTTCCAAGTAATCCCACAATTCCACCAGCGCATTGAGCTGGCCATTGGCGTGGGCGAGGAGGCCGGGGTCTTTGGCGGTGGCCATGTTGCTGGCCAAGGCCACGCCGTCCGCGATGCGGTCTTGCAGGGCGACCATGACGGCCCGCCAGCAGGGCGGGGCTTGGTCGCGGGTGAAGGCGAGGGCGCCTTTGAAGTCGAACTCTTCGTCTTCAGAAACGGGGTAGCGGTCGATGGGGATGGTTTTGGTTTTGGTGAACATAGTCATATTCGGTGTTCTTGAATGGCGAATGGTTAGACCCAGAAGGGATACATGGCCCTGTTGGCTACGATGACGTGCGGGCCGCACTCTCGGCAGATGGGGCCGAGCTGTTCGTCAACTCCGTGGATGTCGTCGATACGAAGCTGCTTGGAACACACGCCGCAACGCGGCGGCTCTTTGCTGCGGCCTCGCCATGGGCGGGCGCGCGGGGGTGGGGGAACTATGCCGGTGGGAGCCATTAGTAACTCCCGCCTCCACGCGGGCGCAGGATGTCGCCCTCGACGTTGTTGCAGCCGGAAAGCACAAGCATGCGGACGAGGTCAGGGAAATCCTTGCTGCTGCCCTTGTTGCCGTCAGCGCCTGTCCATTCCTTCATACACCAGATTAGGTTCTGGCAATTCTCGCTGATGTAGAGCTTGGGCTGGTTCAGTGCGTCGAGCGGCTTCTGCGTGTTGTAGTGCAGCCAGTCATTGATAAGCCCGACACCTTCATCAATCGTGTCGCCGGGGGCGGCTGAGAAGTCCATGCCGAGGTCGCTCATCTCCTCGATCAGCGTGGTCGGCCGCTCCTTGGCCAGCGTCTGGGCGTTGCCGTAGCGCGAATCCATCCATCTCTCAAAGATGCGCTCGCCGTTTTCGACGTTGCGGATTTCTTCGATGTATCGCTCCAGCCCGAAACCAAAGTCTTTCTGCGCGGGGCCTTGGCGCCCGTCCGCCTTCTTGCCGTCCGGCTCTGCCCACATGCCGGGATAGCCGACGCCTTCGACATACTCGTTCGGGCAGGGCCACTCCCGGTAGATGAAACAACGGTTGGCACTATCGAACAGCGCCCAGATCATGGCCCAGTTGCGCGCGGAGCAGGGGTCTATGAATTGGTAGCGGGTGCCCTCCTTGGGAATCCACTCGTGCTTGATGACGTGAACCTTGTCGTTGAACAGCGGGAAGCGGTTGTTGATGGATCGGGTCGGAACGCCATACGCACGGCAGAGAATCTTCTCGCGCGTCTCGTTGCGCAGCTCCTGCTGCATGCGCTCCCAGCCGGCCCACGGATTGTTCTTGGTCTGAAAGTAAATGATCGGCCGGCCCTTGCGTCCTGTCTGGACGATGGGCACCTTCTCGTAGCCGACGATGACCTTCTCGCCTTTGTTGTCCTCAAACTTGGGCAGCAACTCCGCATCGCACTCCTCCACGTTGCGGGCGCCGGTGAGGTAGTCTTTTACCGTGGGCGAGTAGCCTTCGATGGGGGTGAAGGTGACGATGAGCACTCCGTTCCTGTCGAGCAAGCGGAAGCGCAGGGTTTCCAAGAAATCCAGCGGCACCAACTCGTCGCACCATGCTATGTCAATCTCGCCGCCTTCGATGGTGCTGATGTCTTGTGCGTAGTTGCGGAAGATGCACTGGCTGCCATTCGGTGCGACAAACTTGTTTTCGGTAAAGCCACCCTTGACCGAGTAGGTGATGTTCGTGACCGTGCCCTTGCGCGCCTGCCGCCAGTCGGCCGGCAGATATTTGAAGACGCGGGGCTGTTGCATTTCAATCGAGTTGGGCGCGGTCGTCTGGAAGCACCACGCCACGGATTGCTTTTTGTGGTATAGGCGGTGGATCACCTCGCGCGCGGCCCACTCCGTTTTGCCCGACCTGTTGCCGCCCATGACAAGGATCTCGCGGTTGTCTTCCAGTAGCTGACTGGCCTTGTTCCAGATCGGTGGGCGGTAGCCGTAGCGGTAGGGGTCTACCTTTTCCTTGAGGATTAGTTCTTCCCGCTTGAGCAGCAGGTCCCAGCCCTTCTCTGGCCCAATAGCCAAGAGCACGTCCTTGGGCGGGAGCTTCATCACCGGATGAGCAGTCGGTGTGAAGCGGGAGCGGGGAGTGGATTTCTTGTCGCTCATCTAAATAGTGGTGGCAGCACCCCCCAGTGCCGCCACCGCGCATTGGGTTTCCGGACGATTGGCGCAACCCTGACCGGAGAACAAGTAACCCCGGCCCTTTGTTGTTGATCGTCTTTTCATCCTTTGCGCAAAGTCATGCTGCCAATTCCGATTGCTTGGCCGCGTAGCTGTCGCCATAGCCGAAGTTCTTCAAGCGCTCGGGGCGCAGCAACTCGGGCGCCGGCATCATCCCGGCATGGCGATAGGTCGGGAACGTGCCGACCATCAACGAATACATCTGCACGTCGCATTTCTTCCAGCGGACGGCAAGCAGGTGGCCGTTGGGGTAGGGCGTGGCCTTTACGTCAACGGTGGTGCCATCGGGCAAATAGGCGTCGGCCGCAGGACGCTCGGCAATCTGTGTGTCGGGGTAGATGTTGTGAATTTTGCAAAACGCGATCTCCGCGCCGATGCCTTCCAAGTCCGTCTGTTCGTCGCTTTGCGGGCCGATGCGCGAGTTCTTGGTCCCTTCGCTGCGGTTGGACGCATGGCGACTGGCCGCCAAATAGCGGGCGAGCTTTTGCTCTGCGTCGTTGAGGGTGATTGTCATGTGTGCGGTTGTGTGCTGTTTAGGCAACAGAAGCGTCGGGATCTTTAATCAAGAAACACGGCGTGCTGTCGCCGACCCACGCGCCCATCTGGTTGAACTCAAAATACTCCTCGGCTTCTTCCCACGTCATACCGTCGCGCATGAGTGCGGCTATAACCTTTTCGCGGTCATAGCAGACTATCGGCGCCATGGTGCATCGCTCGACGATACCAACAATGCAATCATCGAACCCGTCCATGACGGTGAGGTCGTATTCCCACTCGTCTGCTAATTGGTCAATCCACTCTCTCATGCACCCTCCTCAATATCCAAAGTCGGATTCGGCGCACTGACGATCTGGTCGATGCGCACGGTGAGCCATTCGCCGTTGTCCTCGCGGATGACCGTGACGTAATCGTTCTCGCCGCCGCCGTTCTTGCAGTAGATGAGCGTGCGGCAGGGGGCGTCCTTGCCTTTGACGTAGACGCGCTCGCGGTCAGGGAAAAAGGCGATCATACAATATGGGCAGCAGGCTCCGCTTTTGTTGCGCTTACGAAGCTGGCGGTTATGTGACTAGCGGGGCGAATGCCTCCTGCCGGCGCAATACCTTTGACTGCTGCTAAAAAGTTCATTTGCTCTTACGCTTCCTCATCTCCTCGCACAAGGCGTCGGCCTTGCGCTTGGCTGCTTTGGCGACCATGCTGGCGCGCAATGATTTGAGGCGCATGATCTCTTGGTCTATCGCCTCAATCTCCGGTGTCATAATTCGATACTTCTCCATAGTGTCAGGGCTGGCCATTTACGGTGATGTAAAGGAAGCCAAAGTTGGCAAACGCATAGCCCGCAAAGGCCACGGCGAGACCCGCGTTGCCCTCGCGGTAAAAGCCCACTGCGGTGAGCAGGTAGCAGATGGTGGTGATGAGAAGGGGCGTGAATGTCACTTGGCCTTGAAACCTCCGCGCTTGGCCTTCATGTCGGAGTAGACTTTCGGGCTGACGGTTGACTTGCTCTTGGGTCGGCTGGTGCCAGCGGCCTTGCGGGCGTTGATATTTGCGTAGAGTCCCTTTTTCATTAGCAGCTCCATGCCTTGCGGCTCCAGTAGTTGGCCGAGAGTTTGTCGCCCGTGCCCTTGATGCCGCCGCTGCGGGCGCAGTAGCTGGCTTTGCGCGCCGGCTGATCCTTCTTAATCGACATGTTGGGGTCGCCAAAGCGGACCAACTTGGTCTGTTCTCCTGACTTGGCCAGCACGGCAAACTTCTTGGGGCCGTCCGGTGTGCGTTTGGGTTTGTTGTATCCAGAGAATGTTTCTCCTCGGTATTTGATGCTCATGGTTTTTTATTCAGTTTTGCGCGGATGCGCGGGTCATAGTGTCCAACAAGATAGGCGCCGGTCTCCTCGTCGCCTGACTCGATGTGTCGGGTGAATCCGTGGATGGCATGCCAGAGTTCGTGCGGCAGCGAGGACTGGTCTTCGGGATAAGACTCAATCCAGATCAAAGCCCAGCCGCCGTGACTCATGCACCAGCCGGCCGCCGTGTCATCGGGGGCGTTCGCTGGGTCATCGGCATCCATTTCCATCACCTTGGCGCAGCGGCGCAGCGCGACCTTCTGCGGGTAGTTCGCATAGACCTCTATGCTGGTCCCGTAGAGAGGTTCGCTGACGATGGCGCGGCGGGGCTTTTTCATGCGGCTAGTTGTTTTTGGTTGGATCCCATTCGGTCTCGGCGCAGCACTTGTAACTTAGCCAGTCCATTATCGTTAATGCGGTTTTGCTTACTTCGCTTTTGTCTTTGTAAATCTGACTGTTGTAGAGGAAGTGGACAAACTGCTCCGCATTTTCCAAGGCGAACGCGCGCAACGCGGATAGAAAGTGTCGCTCACAAACGGCCGAAAATTTGAAGCAATCCACTATATTGTCACTAAAGCCACTCAACTCCTCGTCGGTGAGCTTTGGCATGTTGTAGTCGTCGCTCATGCCGCCTCCTTGAGTGTGCTGAACGCCGGCTGTCTCGGGTCGTAGCCTTTGACGTGGCGCCAGAGGATGCAGGCGGCTTTGAAGGCTTCCCAGTGCGGGACAAGGCTGTCGTGCTTGTAGGGTTCGACGCGGCCGACTTCCGTGGTGCTGATGTAGACGTTGTAACCGTGAATGGTGTGCAACTCGTCTTCGCCCCACTTGGCCACGGCATAGGCGGCGAGCTGCATGCCCTGCGTGTCGTATGGACCGACCTTCTGCTTGGGCTTGGTCTTGCGCGTCTTGTAGTCGATGACCATGCGGGTGCCGTTGGCGTCACGCGCGAGCACGTCACAGCGGCCGGCGTAGCCGTATTCCAGATTGACGAGCGTTGTCTCGATCTCGTCGTAGGTGATCTTGTTGTTCTTCTTCCACTCCATGACGGGGGAGACATAGGCCCACATGTCCTCGGGCACCGCGCTCGGGCCTTCCATGAGCAGTTTCTCCAAGGCGTCATGCACTTTGCTGCCGAGATCGGCGGCGGCTGCGACCGGGGCCTTGCTGGCGCCGATGACTCGCTCGCAGAAATACTCAATGGTCTCGTCGCCCTTGGGCGGGGTGTTGAAGGCGGCGATAGCGACTTGCGTGGCCTTCCAGTTGAGGAGGGCGGGCTTGTCGAGGATGCCGGTGTAGCCGGTGACAGACGGGAGAAGCATGAGCTTCTTGGCGTCAGCCAGCGTGGTGTCTTTGAGTCCGCTGCCGTCTTTCTTTGGAAGCTGGTGGCAGGGGGTGCCGTCTGGCCGATACCAGTGGCCGCCGTCTACGGATTTCGATTCAGATAGGATTGCCATAACTTTGGGTGGTTGCGGGGGCCGGTAACACTACGGCCCCCGCTGTTACCACTACGGACGCTTACTCCGTTGCCAGACCCACGCTCCGCTGACGGTGTGGGAAATCTGTGTTTCTTTGTTGGCTTCGCGGGCATCGGCCACGACGGTTTCCATCATCCACGTTTCATTGGACGAGTAGGGACCGGCGAAGCACCGATAGCCTTGCTTGGCGAGGTCAGGGTTTCTTGCGGCCATAATCAAAACGGGATCTCCGCTCCGCTGTTGTCGTTGGCGGCATCGGTGCCGAAGTCTTCGACGCTCGGGACTTTGCCTTTCAGCTCGTCCATGACCTCGGAGATCGTGCCGATGTTGATGTAGGTCTTGTCGCCGCGCTGATCCTCAACGAGCGTGAGCTGTGCGCCCTTGCCTTTGAGGGTCGAGGTGTCGAAGCCATCCTTGGGCGACTCACCGAGCCAGCTTGTGATGAATTGGCGCAGGGCCGCTTTCTCATGCAGGCTGATCGTGAATGCCCGTGTGGCAATCTTGCGGAGAGAGCCGTCTTTGCACTTCACACCAAAGATGAAGCGCTCGCGGTTCTTGAGTTCATAGTCCTCGTCGTTGGTGGAGCCATAGGTGGCGCCATACTTGAGGACCCGGTCGTTGTAGGAATCCACTACGTCGAGACAGACGGCGAGGTGGATGCCTTTGGGTGGCGGCTCGCCAAGGTTGGCGGTCGCTGATTTTTTAGGTGCTGTTAGTGTAGCCATTGTGTT